AATATATGTAGTTCTGGTGCAGCGATTGTTGCAGTTGGTGCCTGGAAATCTCTTCCCCCATCGCCTAGACTAATAGCATTTATAGATCCAAATCCATCTGTACCAACTACAGCACCTGCAGGATTTGTTTTTCCACTAGCACCATCAAACCATTCAATTGTTGGATTTGCTATGTATCCACTTCCAGGTTCTGTAATACTTGAAGCAGTTATAACCCCATTCTTTAATGAGGTAGAAAGTGTAGCACTTTGGTGTATATCTGCTGTAACTTGTGGTGTAAAAGATGATGCAAACATTTCTACCAATACTGGTAAATCTTCAACACCAATTACTCCTGGTTGTATACCTGGCATTGCAGAAAATAATCTGGCCAGGGTACTTAACATCTTTTTGTCGTTTACTGTTCCTACGTTAACAAAATTTAAGAGTAATAAAATCTCACCGAAGAATTTAAATCCAGCTGGATGAACGAGTCTTGTAAAAGCATCTGACCAGTCTGAAATATTTTTACCAGTTTTAATTAAGTAACTAAATTTTTGGTATCTTAAACTATCTTGTATTCTAATACTATCTGATAAAAATCCTTTATTTGATAAGAAAGCTCCTGAGCTCTGATCCCAGACCCCAGAAGAAGGTATAAGTGTTTTATCGTAAGGTCTTTCTACTTCTACCACTTCGTTAAATAATAATCTAAAGAATATTTCTATACTATCGCTTGATCCTCTTACTTTATAAAAGTCAATTATATTTTTATATAAATTTCTTTTATTAACTGTTACGTCTCTTGGAATAGCAGCTGCTATTTCTTTTTGCATAAACTCTAGATAGTTAGAAGCGTTACCATCAATATCCATAGCTTCTTCAATTGTATTCATAACATTCGAAGGTCCTGGACCAACCCAGTTTTTAACCACTGTAGTTAATCTTGCTGTTTTAGAATTATGAGAGGATAAACCTGTAACGGTATATGTTTTACCTATCTCTGAAGTTTCATCAGCTAATGTTCCAGGCAATTCATTACCATTGGTTATAGCTACGTTGATCGCGTTTAAGCTAATGTTTGTTGTTGTTCCATCTGTATCAGTAATAACTAATGTAGATTCAGCGCCTGTTTCGTCTGTAAAGAATTCATCATTTTCATTCTTTGGATCTAATATTCTAAATACTGCCTTATCATCTAATACAACGTCTGTGAATGTTTTAGTTTGGGAATATATGAACTCCTCTAAATTCATAAACGTATAATATGATTTCATTAAAGCTTCAAGCTTAGAAGAATTTTCCAATATGTGTGATGGAACTAATTGCTTAAAGTTAATATGCTCTTTTGTTTTCTTCTTAGAAGACGCTACGGTTTCTACGTATCCTGGAGAGCTATATTCTGAATCGTGTGATGGCATTATTTAAGTCTTGGTGTAGTTTGATATGTGATTGAACCAGCTGATCCACTTACCGATATTGTATCAACCTCAGGTGTAATTGTTACCCTTTGTTGATCAATGGAAAGTAATTGATCTCTTTTTGGTGCTAAATCTAATGAATTAGGTACCACAGATATTCTAATAGTTGTATTAGTAGATGGTGCAAAACTATTTAAAGTAATAGTTCCTTTCTCAACATCAATTTCACCTGCATTTGGTACTACCGTTACATTTAAACCTGATACGATTTTATAAACTATAATTGTTCTTTTTGTAGAATCTGTAATAGGAACATCACCGAAGTAATGATCATCTGTATCACCTGAAACTTTAAATGCAGTAGAAGTTAATATGTGTTTTGTGGAACTTCCTGATTGATAGAACGGTGAAGTAAAAGTTAAATTAAAATTATTGGTAGCTTGATTTGTAGTTGCCGCTATATTTTGGAACATACGAGGTCTTACTGTACTATTCTGAATCGAAGGATCCGCGTTATCAATACTTTTTAATAATTGTGAATGTCTAAATACGCCATCGAATTTATTTAAGTTATTAAAGTTATAATCACTAATTGTATCTCTTACAACAGATTGTAGGTCTGAGCTAGATCTATCTGTTAAGTTTGGATTATATTTAAAGAATACATCTAATTCTAAATAAGTAAAATTAGGATCTAAAATCTCTGGTGTAATACTAACTACGTTCTTACCTTTTAAAATTGTATCTTTAATCTCGTTCTTTTCTGCTGTAGTTAATAGAGTTGACGTAAGAGGTTTAATAGCTATGTAAGCTTTACCATAATCAGGCGGATCATTATCTTCACCACCCCAAGTTGATATAGAATCAATATTGGTAAATGATTTTTTAATAATAGCAGAATAGTCATCAGATGTAACCGCTCTGTTTTGTGAGGTAAACGTTAATGGAGCATTGAATCGAATACTTTCTGTTGTTTCTGGATCAACCCCACCTGCTGCAGCTGTTACTGTTGTAACTGCAATAGTACTAAATCCCCCAATGTTATCTACTTTAAAAAATTGGCTAGCATTGTTCGCATCTTTACCATTTGTGAATATATAATCTAAAGTAACAATGTTATTATTAATAGGCTTATATCCTGTTACCCCATCACCAAAATATATTTCAAAGTATTCATTAGAATTTTCTTGTAAGTAATATGTCTTTGTTTCTGAATTAACATTCTTTAATGATTCGAACTGTGTATAAATGTCGAATGCTGTACTTTCTTCATTCTCTTGAACACGAACTCTAAGAGTAGAAGTATCTGCGTCTTTATCTGATATCTGGAATTTCTGATTCTCTATATCATTATCAACTCTATATTTTAAAGTTTTGAATGTTCCTTCTACTATAGAAATATTTGAAAATGTAAATATATTATCTGATATGGTTGCTGTGTGATTGTCTAAAACTACAAACTGAAATTCTTCTCCACCAACTAAGGTATTAAATTTTGTTCCCCTTGGAAGAGTAAGAGTTGTAGGAACACTGTCTTCTTCTGACACATTAACAACTATATTTACAATCGCTCTTGCAGATAATATAGATCTTGGAATATAACCTAGTAATTTAGCACGGGTAACAACGTTACCTCTTATTTGTGCTGAATCTAAGAATGCTTCATTTAAACTAAAGTGAGCATTCATTGCATTGTAATGTGTATTATATGCTAGAACATCTAGTAATACACTCATGCCTGATCCATCAAAGTCATAATCATTAAACTCTGATTGTGTCTTTAAGAAATTCTTTAGATTCGTTTTAATCTGATCGAAATCTAATTCTGTAACTTTTAAATTTGTTGCCATTTTATCTTAACCTTCTTAGTAATATCTCTACAGTATCATCTGTATCATTTTCTTTTATTAAAAACTTAACAGTTAATCTGTAAGCATTTTGATCCGATAGATCATTTAGCCCTATGGATAATACCTTTACCCTTGGCTCATAGTCTCTTAGAACTCTTTTTACATTATCTTTAATAGCTATTCTTGTAATAGCATCTGCTGGTTCAAATAATAAACCTCTTAAATTAGCTCCAAGTTGTGGTTGGAACGGTCTTTCAAATGCATTTGTTATTAATAAGTTCTTAACAGCATTCTTTACAGCATTATCATCCTTTAACACGTTAATGTCTTTTCGTATAGGATGTATTAATAAAGAAAGATCTAAATCTCTATGTCCTTTATTTTTACTAACTACACTAGACTTCTTTTCGGTGGTTATTGACCAATCAGATTGTATTAAAGGTGATGTTTGTGTTGTCATATATCTATTTATACGCTATTAATCAGGCTTTTGGGTATTTCCGGCTGACGAGCCAGAGCTTATTGTATGGGTATGAGTATCTAATACCACACCTTTACCTGTTATACTATCTGTTGCTGTAATTGTTTTGTCGTTAGTTTGTTCTTCTGTTACGTGTAATGTTCCTGTTATAGTTGTATTACCGTCTATGTTTACTATATCATTCACAGCATCAATACTAACAGTTCCTTCTTCTGATATATTTATTGTTGTACCTGAATGATGTAATAGGTTAATTGTATTTGTGCTTGGATTTAAAGTAAGTGTGTGAGTTTTAGGTTCATCCCCTATTCCAGTACTTTTTAATATTGTAATACCATCTTTGTCTATATTTAATGTAGAAGTATTTGTACCATGCTTTATATTAATTCTTTCTAGACCAACGGTATTATCTAATTCAACTAAATGCCCACCGACTGTTTTTAATACTTGATTTTTATTATCTGCATCAACTTCTACTGGAACATCTTCCATAGCAGAAGTCTTTCCATATTCCCCAGTAAATCCCTTAGTTGTATCTGGTGCTTCTTCTGTGAACGAAGCTAAGCTACCCATCACTATCGGATCTTGTGCACTTGGTCCATCCCTAAAGAATCCAATTACCCATCCTCCTGTTAATAGCTGATGATTCATTCCTATTCCATCTACACTTGGAGATGTATTTGGCATCATAACTGTTGCCCAAGGTAAATCTTTTGTATCTAATAAAGCTTTATTGTCTGTATGATAACCAAAGCATCTTACCTTAACTCTATTTCTTTTCTTTGGATCTATAACTTCTTCGATCACTCCCATGAACCAAGAAAATTCCCCATCTATAAACATATCCTTACGCATCAACACTTACCTCGCTCGAATCCCTTTGGATTGTTACTTTCATTTTATAATAATCATCAAAGCTATGCACTACTCTTGTAACCAAATAATCACTTGAATTATATTTATCAATCATCACTGGAGGTAAATCTGCTGCTTCAATCGTTGTTGGTTTAACAGTTTTCATATTTACTTTTGAACCAACCTGTAATCCAAAGTCTCCATTCAATGAAATTAAATGCGTATTAAATCCCATTGTATGTAGATGTGATTCTGATTTTAATATAGTAGTATAAGCTGGATTATGATAGTTTGAATGTGAATCAAAGGCTTTACTATTTAATGATATAAAATAATTCTTTCCTTCTCTTAAGTCCGATAACTTTCTATCTAAAATTTTATGTTCATCACTAAATGGTTTATTTGAATTTAATTTTTTAGGATTAGATGAATCGTAATTAAAGAAAGTTTTTTTGTATTTCTTATTTGATATATCTAGAGAGTGAAGCGTGGCCGCGTACGCACCCGCACCGATATCATTTAACTTACCCATACCTAATTCACTTCCAAAAGCTTCTATTCTTTGTCTTAGTTCATCATATGCACCAGATGTTCCAATGTCATGATCGAAGTATGGTATAAAATCATATTCTTCGTATGCCTCTTTTGCATATAAATTTTCTAAGGAATTAAATTGTAATCCATCTTGAATAGTATCATAAAAGAAGTACGGAGTACCATTGTCATATGCATTTTTTAATAACCAATTAATAGCTTGTATTGGTCTTATTGTTGGATATACACCTTTAATAATATCTTTTGTGTCAAGATTAAATGTAGCTTTTTTAACTTTTAAATCTTTTGTACATATATCTTTAACTAATTTACCTATTGAACCTTGGAATGATCTTTGTAATACTTTTGCTTGATTATTATATAACTGTTCTGATACAATTCTGAATTTGTAGTATTGTTTACCTGGACCAGCTCTTACGAAATTAAATACCTCTG